ATAGCAGGTAATAGTTTCTTCCTCATAGTAAATCCTCCCTAAGATTTTTATAAATATAAAATACTACATATAACACTAAAAGTAAAGGAAATATGACAAATTCAATAAAAACCGTGTCGGAGAACCAACACGGTTAAAAGCGATATTTTAAAGAACTTATAAAGATTTCTCAATAACTACGGCAGTTCCTCTGGCCGCGATACCAATAAGGTTGCTTGCAAAAGTAGTATATTCAAGAGAAATGCCGATAATAGCGTTGGCACCAGCCTGATAAGCATTTTTTTTTTAACTCCAACATAGCATAATCCCTTGCTTGAGCCAATTTTTTCATAAAGGCATTTGATTTTGTACCTAGAAGATCAGAAAAACTAGCAGATAATTCGCTAAAAGCACCTGTGCCAAGAACTGTTTCAGAAAAAACAACGCCTTTATACTCAGTAATGGAGTAACCGTCAAAGTTAAAACCAGTTGTCTCCATAATATTTTGAAGTGCAGATGGAGATATATCTTCTTGGAAAGATTGATTTGATTCATCCAATACTGGATTATATGGCATATCTAGTATTTCACTAATTGCAAGTTTGTTTCTTTCAGTTGTAGCCGTAGACAGCAGGCTATTGAGATAATCGAGATCGCAGTCACTGGCTTGAGTTTTTTTTTTGGTGATTTCTTGCTGACATTTCGGGCAAATTTTTCCATCAAAAGAGGATAAAACAAGAGATTGACCAAATCGAATTTCATTTCCACAAAGTGAACATTTTGCCATAATAAGCCCTCCCTAAGGTTTTGATAATTTTATAAGAACAAAATACTACATATGGTGTCGAAAGTAAAGCTGAAAAAATAAAAAGTTATTAGATTATGTTGCATCAGCTCATAGAATGTGATAAGGTAGCTCATTTATGATAAAATTTCTTAAACGCTTTAAAATTTGATGAAAATAAAAGATCACATATGATATTAAAAATAAAGACAAAAAATGTAAAAAACATCTCAAAACGGAGGTCACTTAAGTTGCGTCAGCTTATGGAAAAAGTTAAGATATGCATTAGGAAGTGAAGATAATGCAGAAATTAGTACGGATATGCGTTAATACTGCATTAAAAATATAAATGCATATCCGTAAGCATGAATAAATGGAGAAAGGAGCGATAAAGTATGATATTACAAAGATGTAATTGGCAGGACAAAATGACTTGACAAAACAAATGTTTGGATATAATATTATAAGCAAACGTTTGTTTGCACATAAACGAAAGTATCGTGATCACATAAGAGAGGAGATTTAGGTAAGTGGATTACAAAAGAGAAATTGAAAAGTTGCTAGATGAAATAAGCGACAGTAGTATTTTAAGACGAATTTATTTAATTATCGTAGCAATGAAAAAGAAAGAGGCTGACCCGTGAGGGGCGGCCTCTTTCTTTATAAACCAAGACATTTTCTCATGAATGCTTCAATGATTTTGAGTTCTTCTGGACTGCTTTCTGCAATTGTGTTTACCATTCTTTGAGCCATTTCATTATCAGTAGTACTCAACTTTCCCAAGTTTATAGAATAACGATCATCAGCATCAACTTTAGTAAACATGTTATCTTCTCCACCTTCGCCAGTCCGTAACCATACTTCATTTATCCCAAATTCTCGGCAAATTAAAGTAACGACTGCATCAATAGGTGCATTACGTCCTAACTCATAATTAGCAAAAGTATTACGTTTAATATGCAAACGATCAGCCATTTCTTGTTGAGTAAGACCTAATTTTTTTCGGACTAATTTTAGACGCTGCTCCATTTTTAATACCTCCTTCTGAACAAACTATAGCAAAAAAAAGTGCGAATGTCAACAAAAAGATATTGACAAATGCTCGAATGAGACTTAAAATAGTCTCAGAAGCACAAAAGGAGGTGAGCTTATGACACAGACAATAGATATCAGCAAGTTAGAACTAACAAGTGATCCGCTTAAAAATATCCAGATAACGGCACCGCTACTATCAAAGGATGATCAGAACAAAGTATATGGTATGCTTTTTGGAATCCTTTGTAAGTTATCGGATCAATCATCAAAAAGAACTGCATAAAATATGCAAAAAGTTTTGTGGATAGCAATATTTTATTACATTTATAAAAAGATAAAATCGCTCGGATTGAGTGAAAAACAATTGCTATCGTACTGCCGACAAATTGCAAGAAAATCAAATAAAATCAATAGCCCACAGTTTAACAAGAGAGAACTATTTTTTGCCTATTTTTGTCAAGGAGGTGATGAAAATGAGCTTTGAACAAAAGTTGCATGCAGTCATGAAAAAGCAAAATCTTTGCCAAAAGGATTTAGCTGCACGTACAGGAATCAGCTCGACAACCATTAGTGGATGGCTTCATGGGGCTGCAAATCCAGACCCAGAGCGACAGAGACAGGTTGCACAGGCATTGGGATTGCCAATTGATTATTTCGATGATAACAGAAATCAGTTAATCCCTAAGATGACAGTAGAGGAAGTGGCATGCATCATGGGAATATCACCACCTACGATTAGAAGTGGATTAAAGAAACAAGTATTCCCATGGGGGTATGCGATTGAAACTGAAAATGGAGCTTGGGTATATTGGATCAACCGTAACAAATTTTTTAAAATAGAAGGTAGTGATATTGATGATTGAAATAATAAAGGTACTAAACGGGGAACCGGTAATGCTGGTTGATGAGAAAGAGCTGCAGGTGCCGAGCTTCGTCAGTGATCCGAATCGAAATCTCAAGCGCATCCGTCGTCTGGCAGAAGAAGAGGATCAAAGAGCAGAGGAAGAGGTGCAGCCAATCGTAAATATGGTTGATAGAATTGCATGGTCGGTTGCTTGTGTAGTACTTGGATGGATCATTGCACTGATATGAAAGGAGCGCACAAATGGGAAAAAGCCGCTGCGGGTTGGCAGACCCAGTCAGCGGCACAAATAAACTAATCATTTGCAGTATACCTCAGTTTGAGGGAAAATGCAAGCCTTTAGAAAGAAGTGATGATATGAGTTACTACAGAACATGCCAGTATTGCGGTGCAAATCTGGATCCAGGAGAAACCTGTGATTGTCAGATCGAAAAGAAAGAACAGGAAACTGTGCGAGCAGAAGCACAGATCAGAGAGGAGCAGGAAGATGACAAATAAAGAATATAGACAAGATCCTGGCATTAGCCGTTCGGATCTGTTTGAGATGCGCAAGAGCCCGTTGCATTTTCAGTACCAGATGATTCATCCAAAGGAGGACACACCAGCTCTGTTGTTTGGTAGAGCACTTCACAAGATGATTCTGGAGCCGGGGGACTTTGAAAGTGAATTTGCGGTATGCCCGACCGTGAATAGAAGAACAAAGGCAGGCCAAGAGCAGTATGCAGCATTTATGGCAGAGAATGAGGGCAAGGATATCGTAAGCCAGGATGACTATGAGGTTATGTGCGAGATGGCAGAGGTAATCAACAAACACCAACTGGCAAAGAAACTGCTGACAGGAGAGCATGAGCAGAGTTTCTTCTGGACAGATCCAGATACAGGGGAGCGGTGCAAGTGCCGCCCAGACTGCATGACAGAGTACGAAGGGCAGCTGTATCTGGTGGATTATAAGACAACAGACAGCTGTGCCGGAATGGATTTCGAGCGATCTGTCAGAAAGTATGGATATGACTTCCAGGCTGGAATGTACACGGAGGGCGTCTTTGCAAATACATTTCAGCGTTATGGATTCAAGTTTGTGGCGCAGGAAAAGAAGCCACCTTATGCGGTGAGAGTTTACGATTGCAGCGAGGAGTTTATCCAGCAGGGCTATGATAAGTTCCGGGAGTATATCGGAATGCTGCATGAGTGCAAGGTCAGTGGTAACTGGTATGGATATGAAGGTCCGGATCGAATTGAGACGGGACTGTTTGCGTATGGGGAGGAAGTATAATGGCACAGACACATTGGAAGAAGTTAATCAATCCAGATTATATTGGAGCATATGCGTTGGATCCAGGTAAAGATCTGACGGTTCAGATCAGCCAGGTTCGCAGAGAAATGGTAACGGGAGCGGACGGAAAGAAGGAAGAGTGTACGGTTGCGTACCTGAAGGATCAGAAGCCGATGATCTTAAACGTGACCAACTGCAAGACCATTGAAAAGCTATATGGTCCTTACATAGAGGATTGGAATGGCAAGTATATCACGCTTTATGCAGCAAAGGTTCGTGCATTTGGTGATGTTGTTGAGGCGCTTCGGATTCGTCCAAAGGCTCCGTCAATTAAGACATATATCTGTGCAGACTGTAGACAGCCAATTCAGGGTGCAGGAAGCAAAAGCGCAGAGGAGATTGCAGCGCTTGGAAAGCAGCAGTATGGAAGAGCACTGTGCATCGAATGTGCGAGAAAGGCAATGGCGAAGATGAAGGAGGAGTCGGATGATAAACAGAACAATCCTGCAGGGCCGACTGGTAAGTGATCCGGTAATGAAGTATACGCCGAGCAATGTTGCTATGGCACAGGTTTCAGTTGCCTGGTCGGACAAGTATAAGGAATCGGAGAAGCTGTGTTATCTGCCCTGCAAGGCATGGGGACACACAGCTGAGTTCTTGAACAAGTGGTTCCATAAGGGACAGGAGACCATTGTAGAAGGTCGTATGATAACGGAGGAGTGGGAAGAAGACGGAAAGAAAAAATCCCGGTTGATCTGTCTGGTGGACTCCGTAAGCTTTTGTGGAAGTAAGTCTGATAACAATACCGGTTATCAGCGTCCAGTTGCGTCACGGCCGCCATCTGGTTTCAAACCGATTCCGGATAATGTAGATGATGAAGGGCTGCCATTTAATTGATCATCGTTGACAGCCGGGAAAAGAAATGGCAGCACATTGAGAAGTACTTCCAACAGCATGGCATTCTGTACCAGATTCAGAAGCTTGACATTGCAGATTACATGTTGGAAGGGCAGGACAAGTTTGTGATCGATCGCAAGCAGAATTTGGATGAGCTTTGCAGCAATCTGTGTACGAAGGACTCAGGACGTTTCTGGCGGGAGGTCAGACGATCACGAGAGCAGAAGGTGAAGATGGTCATCCTCTGTGAGCATGGTGGAAAGATTAAGTCGATCAAGGACGTGGCTGAATGGAAAAGTACATACAGTCGTGTTACCGGACGGCAGCTGGCAACTGAAATCTATAGAGTGCATATTGCATATGGTGTCGAGTTCTTGTTCTGTGATAAGCGCAGCACAGGGCGTCGTATAGTGGAGCTTTTGGAGGATACTGCATGGATCGAGAAGAGATAAAGCAGAGCAGATCAATGGGAGATGTTGTGGCGCTGTATGGACTGCATCCAAATCGAGCAGGTTTCATTTGCTGCCCATTCCACAAGGAGAAGACAGCATCTCTCAAGATATATAAGGACAGCTTTTACTGTTTTGGCTGTGGAGCATCAGGAGATATCTTTAAGTTTGTTGAGCGTATGGAGGGCGTATCCTTTAAGGATGCCTTCCTGCTGTTAGGCGGTGATTATCCGGATAAGAGCAAGGAATCCAATTTTGCGCGCCGGATGAAGCAGTATCACTTTGAGAAGCAGCGTGAGATGCGCCAGAAAGAACAAGAAGCTCTTGATGTGAAAAAACAGGAAAATGGGAAAAAAATAGATCTGTACAGGGATGCACTGAAGATGGCTGAACCGTTGTCAGATGCCTGGTGCGAAGCATACAACAATTATCAGCTGCAGCTTTATGAGCAGTGCTGTCTGTACGGTCTGGAAACGAGGTGGTGATATGGAACCACTTAATAACTATACAGCAAAGACGATTTTGAGCGAAGAGATCTTCATTGAGATCTTCTCACAGGAGGATGAGATCCAGAAAGCAAGGATGATCTTGTCAGCGGAGGAGAGAGCTGATGAGTTGAAGGTTGGTCGACAGTTTAAGCAGCTATTAAAAGCGTATAAGAAAGTGGCAGAGGAGAAGCCACGTAAACAGGCAACACAGAGCGTTGAGAATTGGACAAACTTTGGACCGCCATACCCGAAAATGAAGTGTCGATCATGGATTGCAACTCAGGATGGCATCTACCAGCAGACCACAAATCCATTCTCTCCTGATATTCTGGCATGTTACCATCCGATCTTGCCGATCGAGCGCCTGAAGAACATTGAGACCGGTGACGAACAGATTAAGTTGGCTTTTAAGCGATCTGGCCGCTGGGAGGAGGTAATTGTTGCAAAGACTACGATTACCTCTGCCGCAAAGATTGTTTCATTGTCCGCGAAAGGTGTGGCAGTGACATCTGAGAACGCAAAGTATCTGGTTCGGTATTTATCAGATGTGGAAAATATGAACGATGATGAGATTGATGTGCAGTATTCTACGAGCAAGCTGGGCTGGATCAAGGACGGTTTTATGCCGTATAACACGGAGGTCGTGTTCGATGGTGACAATCGCTTCCGGGATCTGTACGAGAGTATCTCAAAGTATGGCAGTAGAGAGCTTTGGATCCGACATATAAAGAAGCTGCGTGCATCAGGAAAGATGGAGATTAAGCTGATGCTGGCAGCATCGTTTGCATCGGTTCTGGTTCCGTTGCTTGGAGGGCTGCCATTCATTGTAGATCTGTGGGGAGAGACGGAAGGTGGCAAGACGGTGACGCTGATGGTGGCGGCATCGGTCTGGGCGGATCCGGCCGAGAATAAGTACATCGGAGACTTTAAGACTACAGATACTGCGTTAGAGTCCAGAGCGGACATGTTGAATCATCTGCCGCTTGTAATGGATGACACCAGCAAGGTCTCAGATCGCATCAGAGGCAATTTTGAGGGCATGGTGTATGATTTATGCTCTGGTAAGGGTAAAAGCCGCTCAAACCGCGATCTGGGCGTCAACAGGGAGAATCGGTGGCAGAACTGCATCCTGACTAGTGGCGAACGTGCTCTGCAAACCTATGTGAGCCAGGGCGGTGCGATAAATCGTATTCTGGAAATTGAGTGCGGAGACTATATCTATCAGGACCCACGTGAGACCGCTGAGACGGTCAAGGGCAATTATGGCTTTGCTGGTGAAGAATTTGTCCAGATCGTGACGGATATGGGCAGAGAGGCGGTACGAACCATTCAGGAGGGTATTCTGAATGAACTGATTGATGATAGCAAGATGCAGAAGCAGGCAACGGCTCTCTCGATTATCCTCACAGCGGACAGAATCGCCACAGAGCGCATTTTTAAGGACAAGCAGTATATTTCCATTACCGATGCGAAGAACGTCTTAGTTGACCGCTCAGAGCTTTCTGACAATGACAGGGCATATCGGTTTATCTGCGATAAGGTGGAGATGAACCCTGCTCGCTTTGATGATGAGACGAATTGTGAGAAGTGGGGTGTGCTGGATGGAGACTATGTGTATTTCTTTACCCAGGCATTTGACGAGCTGTGTGAAGCTGGTGGATTTTCACGCAAGAGTATTATGTCTTGGCTGGAAAAGAAGAAGCTATCTTTGCAGGATCAGGGTCGTGTTACCAAGGTGAAACGCATCAATGGGAAGCTGACCAGGTGCATCTGCATACTGATCGAGCAGGGAGAGGAGCCGGCCGATGAGGGCGGTTTTGTGCCGATACCACAGAATGAACAGGAAACATTACCGTTTGTGTAACCGGTAACGGTAACAACGAAAACCCTTGATTTTGCTGGAAAAAATGCATGGTGTTACCACGTTACCACTGAAACCAAGGGAAAACCGTGTCTTATATACAGAAAATAAAAAAAATAATAAGACTCATGTAATTTTAAATTTCAAAAATAAAAAAGCACAAAATCACCGGTAACACTGGTAACATGCTCATAAAATCAAGTAAATATGCGGGTTTGAAGCGTTACCCAACATGTGGTAACGGAGTGGTTACAAAAATTCAAAAACGGTTACAACGGGTGATGTGCATCACATACAGGAGGTAGATTATGCAGGTGAAAGGTGAATTGGACATCAATCGCATGCCAGAGCGTGAAGTAAAGCGTATCCTGGATCGAATCGTATCTGCATATGTGCGGACACAGTTAGATAATGTCAAATGCGCATCAGCAATATGTGCGGTACTTGACTCTGAGGGTTTAGTGATCGATGAGAACTACGAAGAAGTAAGAAAGAAGCATATGGGGTATTGATATGGCAAGTGTGATGAAGAAAGATATCCCTCAGATCAGTGAGTTCATGCAGGAGTTCTGGACGCTAACGAAGAAGTACTGGATTCCAGAAAATACAGATGCATACTGGAACGCATTGATTAGTGATTGCCAGCAGTTATCTAAAAAGTATACGGATTCATTCGTAGAGGATATGTTAATCGCATTTATCAACAATCGTGAGAAGGAAGGTAAGAGAGATGAAAAACAAAAATATGTGTACACTGAAGGAATTAAACCTGCAGGCAGCAATGCTGAAGGGCAAAGGCGATCTGGAAGGTGTGATCCGCCTGGCAGAAGCGAACGGACTTACAGTGCGAACAGCAGAGCGCTACCTGATGGGCGAAGAACCTACGCTTACAACTCAGAAAGAGTTGGCGATCGGTAGATTACTTCTTGAGAGCGTTGATCTGGATTTGCGTCAGTCGGTGGTCTTAACAGGAATATTAATCGTGGTCAATAAGGCAGTGAGAGAAGATCCTAAGTTACAGGAGGCAGTTATCAGCAATAAGAGATCGTTACTTGGATGTGTTGGACATCTGCTCAGACTACAAAGCAAGGCACAGAATGAACTGCCAGATGAGATTGCAGCAGTGTGTGGCTTGACTGCGATTCAGGATATTCCAGAATGGGCAGCAAGGGAAGCGATCAAGGAATATTATCTTGAAAAGATATCAACCAATCTGGCTATTGCAAATACATACGTTGATTTTCAGGACCTTCAGAAAGGAGAATCACATGAACAAACGTCAGAGTAAGAAGCTATATCAGCAGCGACACGGTTACAATCCGGGCGAAGAAGATCGGATCCAGCTGCAGATCAGCGATACAATCAAGTACACAGAGTGTAGATTGGTAGAAGCAGAGAAGGAACGAGTAAACCGTACATATTCGGGATTCCTTGAAAGTATTAAGCAGCGGCCAAGAAGTAAGGCACGTTGGTGGAGGAGAACAAGATGAGTAGATTAACAGAAACTGATAGTCAAGGTAATTGGGCTTTAAGCGGTGTTGCATGGAAATCACTGTATGCAGGGCAGATTATTACGGATGAAATGTGGGAAAAGATCTACGACGCATTGTGGAAGCTTATGGAGTACGAGAATACTGGATTCAGTCCGGATCAGATCAGTGACATGTGTGACCTGTATGACGAGAAGTGTGAGGAACTGGAGAAGGCCAAGATGCACTGGATACCAGTGAGTGATCAGATCCCTGATGTGGAAGATCTGCATGACATAAGCATTGATCATTGCACAGGATATCTGGTACAGACAAGAAGCGGTGGTATGATGATCGCTCATTACATCAGGGTGTTTGGAGATGTATATTTTGAGTGTCGTACATTACCGATTCGTGATGTTGTGGCATGGATGCCTCTGCCAGAGCCGTATCGAAGAAACGGAGGTAAGCGATTATGAGACTAATTGATGCAGATTTTATCATTTCTATACTTGATGAGGCTGAACAGGAGTATCCTGAGCATAAGCCAATATACGAGATGTTTAGAGATGTGATTAATGCTGTGCCAACTGCGGCGGAGATTGTTAGCCCAGAAGACACCGAAGAGTAGCTTGTAGTAGGGTGAGAGGAGGTGATACCGATGGAAACAGAAGGCATGACACGGGAGCGCCTGGAAGCGTACCGGAGCAATCGGGACGAGATCAAGGAGCTGAAGTACAAGCTTGATCATCTGGGTGAGGGTGACAGCCTGATCGGAAATGATGTGATCTTCGATTACCGGAAAGGGTATCCAATGCCACAGGCAGTTGTTGGATACGATTACGAGCTTGGAGCAAAGCGGCGTAAACGGTATAAGACTCAGATTGCGAAGCTTGAAGCTGAACAGGATGGCATTGAGGAGTGGATCTTTGGAATACGGGACAGCAGAACACGAAGGATTTTCCAGATGTATTTCCTTGAGGGGTTAACGCAAGAGAAAATAGCACAGAAGATGCATACTGACCAGAGTAGGATAAGCAGAAAAATTGATCATTTTTTCAAAAACGCATAAAAAGCATAAAATGACATGATATAATCAAAAATGGAATCAGTGTATTCCAGTTTGAATTCCCCTAAGGTGGCCGCCAGTGAACATGCTGGCGGTTTTTCAATGCTTATGTAGATAGCTTTTGTAAAAAAAATACAAAAAAGTATTGTTTATATGGTAATATGGTGCTATAATGAAGTCTACAAAAAAAGAAAGAGTAGGGAGAATGCTTATGGCAGTATTATCAGATGTTCGAATTTTGGAACAATTGTACGAAGAAAACATTTCTGTTGACCCGTTTATTTATGATAATATACAGCCCGCTTCTTTAGATTTAACTTTAGGGGATACAATCAAAACTTTAGGTAAGAAAGCGGCTATACGGGCATATGGAAATAATAATGATATGTATGTTGAAAAGAAGTTTGATACATATCAGATGGAACCTGGAGAGTTGATACTTGCATCTGTTCGCGAAAAAATAACTATTAGTTCTCAGTTTGCTGCAAGAATTGAAAATCGTAGTAGTCTGGCTCGCTTGGGAATTGATGTTTCAACTGGAAATTTTATTAATCCTGGTTATAGTGGTAATATGACTATTGTGATAAAAAATAACAATACTGTTCCAGTAGAAATTTGCAAGGGAATGAGAATTTGTCAACTTGTTATTGAAGATGTCGGACCGACACCTTCTTTTGCATATGGAACAAAGTCTGATGCAAAATATCAGGGAGAAAAAGGTGTTGCAACATCATTACTCTTTAAAGATAAAGAGTATCAAGAGTATTTGGCTAGTAATAGCACAGAAGAAAGAAGTGGAATAGGCGACTTTTTGATTAAGCGACTTCAAAATAAAGAAAGATCAGTACGAGATATCTTAACTAAAGAACAAAGGGAAAGGCTTGGCTTGGATGGAAAAGGATGATATTAAAAAGATTATTTTAACTGAATTTCCTGATATAAGACCTAGCTTGATAAAGCATAGGCATGATGAGCTTATTCAAGATTATAAGCAACAATATCATTTGATTCATAAGAAATATCCGAGCAAGCAACAACTTGATTATTTTTGCCAAATATTACTCATAAACAAGACAGCATTAAAAGATGCAGATGCAATTTTAGATGGTCTTATAGATAAACTTATACATGAGGCCCAAAAAGAGCGAAGAAAAAAATTGCTTGTTATGGGAATAGTAAATACAGTGTTTTTTGTGATGCTTTTAAATATATGTTTTAATTTTATTGGACTATATTTAGAAAGTGCGGGAATTGATATCTTGAACGGATATAATCCGTTAACTTTTTCTAATGTGATTAATGCAATTTTTGTTTTATGTGCAAGTATAGCGTATTATTTGCGTGCGATGTTTCAAAAAGAAAAATAGTTGTATATTTCATATTAAATGATAAAATTTAATATGAAATAGGTGAAGAGCAGTCCTTCGGGGCTGCTTTTTCTTATACTCAAAACAAACGATTGAAAGGTGGTGAGATGCATGGCCAGAGCGCCGGACAAAAGAATAGAGCAGGCAAAAGAAATGTACCTGCAGGGGCAGAAGTTGGTTGAGATTGCAAGTCAACTGAATTTGCCCGAGGGCACTGTTAGGCGATGGAAGTGCACTCACAAATGGGATAACGAGCGTTCGGGTAAGAAAAGCGAACGTTCGCATAGAAAGAAGGGCGGGCAGCCAGGAAACAAGAATGCTGTGGGTTGCGGCGCTCCGGATCAGAATCGAAACGCTGAAAAGTATGGCTTCTTCAGCAAGTATCTCCCTGATGAGACCAGGGAGATTTTTTCTGCCATTGAGCAGGCAGATCCGCTTGATCTGCTCTGGCACCAGATCCAGATTGCCTACGCTGCTATCATTCGAGCACAGAGAATTGCCTATGTGCGAGATCAACAGGACAAAACGGTTGAAAGGATAGAAACCAAAGCAGGTAATGTGATTGGTGAGAAACGGGAAGTGCAGCAGGCATGGGACAAGCAAAACGAGTTTATGAAGGCGCAGGCTCGTGCTCAGGGCGAGCTTCGCAGCCTAATCAAGCAGTATGATGAGATGCTTCACAAAGACTGGGGAATGGCATCTGAGGAGCAGCGAAGTCGCATTGCCCAGATTAAGGCTCAGACAGATAAGCTAACTGGAAACAATCAGGAGATCGAGGATATGAGCGAATCGGAGGCGGAGATTTATGGCGTACACGAAGAAACAGACACTTAAGTATGTGTTTTCTGAGAAACACAAGGAATACATTCGCCGCTGCGTCTCCTGCGAGTTCAATGTGGCAGAGGGTGCTGTTCGAGCTGGAAAGACCGTTGATAATGTGTATGCCTTTGCACATGAGCTAAAGATCGCGCCAGATCGCATTCATCTGGCAACCGGCTCTACGGTCGGAAACGCAAAGCTCAACATCGGTGATTGTAACGGCCTTGGCTTAGAGTACATCTTCCGAGGACAATGCCACTGGGGGAAGTACAAAGACAACGAAGCTTTGTACATCAAAGGTCCGTCAACCAGATTCCAGCAGAAGATCATTATCTTTGCCGGAGCGTCTAAGGCGGACAGCTTCAAAAAGATCCGAGGCAATTCATATGGCATGTGGATTGCAACTGAGATCAACCTGCATCACGACAGCACGATCAAAGAGGCATTAAACCGTCAGTTGGCGGCAAAGCACTTGCGAGTGTTCTGGGATCTGAATCCGGACAATCCGAATGCAACCATCTACACAGAGTACATCGATAAGTACAAGAAGCAGGCAGAGGAAGATAAATTCCCTGGCGGTTATAATTACATGCATTGCACACTGTACGATAATATGACCATCAGCGACGAGCGAAAACGCAAGATTGAGGCTCAATATGACCCGAACAGTATCTGGTATATGCGTGACATCAAAGGAATGCGCGTAGTTGCCAGTGGCCTAATTTACAGGCGTTTTGCAGATGATACCAGTACAAAGCAGTTTGTATTTTGCTTGGATAAAAAGCCAACAGATCTGATGGAGATCATCTTGGGCATTGACTTTGGTGGTTCCGGATCTGGTCATGCATTCACGGCAACTGCGATCACAAGAGGCTATGGTACTGTGATTGCGTTGGCATCGGAGCGGATTGCTTGTAAGGATGAGCAGGGCAACCAGATCGAGATTGATCCGGAGCAGTTGGGTACAATGTTCTGCAACTTTTGTCGGAAGATCATTAGCCGGTATGGGTACATTACAACCGTGTATGCCGACAGTGCAGAGCAGACATTGATTGCAGGAATACGAAGTAGCTTAAGGCGAAACGGCTTGGGCTGGATTCGCGTAGAGAATGCCTTAAAAACAGAAATAAACGACCGAATTAACGCTCTTGTCATGCTGATGGCACAGGGGCGTTTTTTCTATGTCGGAAAGGAGTGCGCAAGCCTGGTCACGGCACTGTGTACGGCAGTGTGGGATCCGAATGAGATCACGAAGAATGTCCGGTTGGATGATGGTACAAGTGATATTGACAGTTTGGATAGCTTTGAGTACACGTTTGAGCGAAGCATTAGTATGTTGATCAGGTGCAGTTAAAAAGATGAGATATGCGACAATGTATGAAGCCATCCAGAAGATTCTGGATAAAGAGGAGCAGATTGACTATGCGCTCAGCGGAGAGTTTGCGCGGAGGATAGAGCTATGGAGCAACATGTACAAGGATAAAGCACCATGGCTAAGCCCAACGGTTCAGTCTCTATGCCTTCCTGCATCGGTGGCTGGAGAAGTTGCCAGACTTACGACACTGGAACTTCAGAGCCACATAAGCGGAAGTTCAAGAGCCAAATATCTGGATAAATTCTATCAGAGAGTGTGCGAAAAGCTCCGGATCCAGACCGAGTATGCATTTGCGAAGGGCGGCATGATCTTTAAACCATATCCAACAGCAAAAGGAATTGCGATTCAGTATATTCAGGCGGATTCGTTCTTCCCATTGGAATACGATTCGGAACAGATCACACGCTGCGCCTTTCTGGATCAGTTTCGAAAAGGGCAGGAGATCTACAGCCGAATTGAGTTGCATCATATTGATGGCGAGGAGATGAGTATTCGCAATCGAGTATTTGTTTCAAGGACAGATGGTGTGCTTGGAACAGAGGTACCGATTCAAAGCGTTTCGAAGTGGGCGCAGCTGGCAGAGGAGATTCGCTTTGAAGGGGTTGATAAGCTGCCATTCGGATACTTTAAAGTACCACTTGGGAATAACAAGAATTCAGATAGCCCGCTTGGTGTTTCTGTCTTTTCAAGAGCAGATGATTTGATTCGGGAGGCAGATGAGCGTTATTCTCAAATCAACTGGGAGTACAAAGGAAAAGAAGCGGCTGTTCATATGGCACAGAGCTTATTAAAGTACCGGGCAGAAACAGATAGTTGGGAGTATCCGGCAGGAATGCAGCGATTGTATCGAACGGTGGAGTCCAATTCTGGGGCAGTAGACAAGCCTTTTATGGAGACGTATTCACCGCCAATCCGAGACGAATCATTCTTCAATGGATTAAATAACCAGCTGCGTAAGATTGAGTTTAACTGTAATTTGGCCTATGGAACACTTTCAGACCCGAATAACACGGACAAGACGGCAGAGGAGATCAAAACCAGCAAGCAGCGATCCTACTCTTTTGTGAGTGATTGTCAGAATGCTTTGCAGACAGCGTTGGAAGATCTGGTGGACGCTATGTGCTTCTGGTGTGATGTGTATGGTCTGGCACCGTCAGGCTCCTGCAATACATCATTTTCTTGGGATGACAGCATCGTTGTGGATGCAGACAAGGAACGAGATCAAGATCGTCAGGATGTGGCAATGGGAGCTATGCAGTTGTGGGAATACCGTATGAAGTGGTATGGAGAAACAGAAGAACAAGCAAAAGCAGCTGTTCAACAGCCGGCAGAGGTGATTGAATGACGCAGGGTGAGCTTGAGCAGATTCCGCAGCCATTTGTAGAGCTGATGTCAGAGCTGGAAATGCGTATCATGAAGGACATCATTGAGCGCATCAAAGTGAATGGTTTCTTGCCTGCCTCTGCCGACTGGGAGATCTCCAGACTGCAGCAATTAGGTGAGTCAGAGGAGCAGATCCGAAAATGGATTAAGGAGATGCTTGAGAAGACAGATGACGAGGTGGACAAGATCTTCTCGGATGACATATACCGAGAGTATTACGGGCACGATCGAGAGTATCAGGTGTCTGGCTTTGAGCAGATTCCACTCGAACAGAATGTTCAGTTGCTTCAAGTAATTGAGGCATCAAAACGTCAAACCAAAGACACATTCAAGAATTTGACTGGTTCAACAGGATTTGCAATTCGTGATCCTGCGACAGGCAACATTATGTATTCGCCTACGATGAAGTTCTACCAGCAGACATTAGATGCAGCCATAATGGACATTAAATCAGGTGCATTCTCTTACAACACAGTGCTCCAGCGCACGATCAACACGATGACCACATCAGGACTCAGATGGATTGATTATGACTCAGGTTGGCACAATCGAGTGGATGTGGCAGCCAGAAGAGCGGTCATGACAGGCTTTCGGCAGGTGCAGGGAAAGATTAACGAGCAAGTGGCAGAGGACCTTCAGACGGACACATACGAGGTTACATATCATGTCGGAGCGCGTCCAACTCATCAGCCGTGGCAAGGTCGAGTCTGGACGATGCAGCAGCTGCGAGATATTTGCGGACTGGGAACTGTTACCGGACTACATGGGGCCAACTGCTATCACGATTACAAACCGTTTATTCCTGGCGTATCCGTTCGTACCTACACGGATGAGCAGCTTGACCAGATGATCAAAGAGGAGAACACTCCGAAAGAGTATCTGGGCAAGAAGTACACCACATACGAGGCACTTCAAGCACAGCGAAGAATGGAGACTCGGATGCGAAAGACCCGCCAGGACATCCGACTGATGCAGGATGGCGGAGCGGATCCGAACGACATCACACTGAAAAAGGCTAAATATCAAGGCCAGATGCAGACCTATAAAGCTTTTTCGGAAGCAATGGAGCTTCCGGAGCAGATGGAGCGAGTGTATCAAGATGGATTGAGAGGCAAGTTTACACCAACAAAATCAGAGCTGGTGAAACTTGAAAAAAATGTTGCAAAATCAGAGGAATCTGATACAATGGAATCGGATTTAGGAGCTTTTAAGCAAAAACTCAGAAATGACGAAAATATTGATAAAGAATACTATGAAGTATTAAAAGAAAAGTTTTCACATGGAAGAGATGATGCAAAGCGGGTATTTGCAAAATATGCAGGTGGTGACACAATTGAAAATTCATCATATGAGGGAGTTGCGCATTTCACTCCAAAGACAAAGAAAATCACAATGCATTATGGTGCAGATTTAAGGAATGAAAGAGGCGCTGGTGCAAGTTGGTTTCATGAACATGGGCATTTAATTGATGATGCAGTAGGCAATATGTCTGATGATAAGATGTTTTTAGATTTGCTTAGAGATGATGCATTGCAATATCGCTTAACATATGGAAAGGAACATCATTTAGGTACATTTGGTAAAGTTGATAAAGCAATAAGTCTTGAACTAAATGACATGAGAAAACATTCTGCAGTATCAGATATACTTCAAGGAGTTACAGGAGGGAACATTCAAGGCTGTTCTGGACATGAGAAAGACTATTGGAATAATACCAAAATGATTACTGCGGAAGCTTTTGCACATATGTTTGAGGCACAGTTTGATACAGTACGATATAATGAATTAAAAAAATATTTTCCTGAATCCTTGACATATTTTGAGAAGAAAATAAAGGAGGTTTTATAAATGTGTGTTCTTACAAAGAAATTTAAAAATGCACATAAGCAGTTCATACTTCATTTTGGATATTACCCCAATCATCCAGATGAAATTGACTTTGACCAGTCTGCTTATGCGGATATTTTGATCAAAAGTGTAGAAGATGATTTTGATTATACAGTTGAAAAGTATGGAACTAAAGTACTAAAAGAGGAACCGTTACCAGAAATTATTTATGATTGATACCACCAGTCGAGAGGCCGGTGGTATTTTTGTACCCATTTTTAAGAAAGAGAGGATAAGATAATGGATTTTGGAGAAGCAATCAGCGCGTTAAAGGCGGGAATGAGAGTATGCCGTAAAGGTTGGAATGGAAAGGGACAGTACATCCAGCTGGCAACAGGAATTTCGTACAAGACAGCTCACGGGGAGATTGTCAACTGCGATCACAAAGCAATTGGAAATGCTGCTATTGCTTTTGTTGGGACTTCTGGTGTGCAGATGGGATGGTTAGCATCACAGGCAGATATGTTGGCAGAAGATTGGATGATTTTGCCAGAGAAAGTCAGCGAGTGAAAGGAAGGAAAAAACATGATTATCAAAGGAATGAAGCATTTTCAAAATGTAGTAAAGAAAAAGTTGGCAGAGTGGTACAATGTGCACGAGAATGAAAAGATTGATGAAAGCAATGTTTTCATCGTGTGGAGCTGCAAGACATTACAGAACTACAAGTGCCTTGCAGCCACAACCGTGTCCGGTGATGGAATCTATGCAGAGTATACGTACAACGGCGATGCGCAGGAATTGTATGAGGATGTTTACAAAAAACTCACGAATACACACTACACAGAGGAGTAATTTGCGCCGGCACAAATCAGCGAGGAAGCACGCAGCAATGCGTGTTATTTTTATACCTTTTTCGCCGTCGGACAGGCGTTAAACAGCCGGAGACTTCGCGGCTCACACGCGTAAAAACAGGAGTAGAAGAAAGGACAGAAACATGAAAAGAGAAGATTTAACAGCAAAGGGACTGACAGCAGAGCAGGTCGATTACGTCATGGCCGAGTATGGTAAGGAATTGAATCCGCTTAAGGCAGAAAGAGATTCTTATAAGACTCAGCTGGAGACCGCTCAGACATCCTTAAAGGCAATGGAAGGTATTGATGCAGCTGGTCTTCAGACAAAGGTCACAGAGTTAACCAATCAGCTGAAGGGAAAGGACACGGAGATCGAGAAGATTCGCTCTGATTATACTTTTGATTCAGCAGTCAGAGATGCGATCCGAAAGGCATCCGGACGCAATGAGAAGGCAATCATGGCATTGCTTGACATTGATACCTTAAAGGCATCAAAGAATCAGGCACAGGACATTACAGCAGCACTGGATACCCTAAAGAAAGACAATGATTATTTGTTCCAGGCTGAAAAGAAAACACCGCATGTGGTTTCAGTAACCTCTGGCATCAATCCAGAGGCACAGACAAAGAGAGAGCAGGCAAACGAAGCTTTGAGAAGTCTGCTCGGAAGAGGAGAGTAAAATGCCAGTTAATATTACAAACAGAGCCGACGCGGAGGCGATTATCCGCGAACAGATTGTATCAAACATTTTTCAGGACGCACCGAAGCAGTCCGTATTTATGAGCATGGCCAGAAAGCTTCCAAATATGGCATCAAATCAGACCAGAATCCGTGTGCTTGATTTCCTTCCAACTGCATACTGGGTAAACGGCGACACCGGAATGAAGCAGACAACCCGTCAGGCATGGGATAATGTCTTTATTAATGCAGGAGAGTTGGCCGTAATCGTTCCGATCTCTGATGCCGTACTCTCTGACGCGGAGTTTGATATCTTCGGTGAGGTTACTCCGCGTGTCATGGAGGCAATCGGCCAGAAGGTAGATGCAGCCGTTATTTTTGGCGATAACCGTCCGGCAGAATGGGGATTAGATATCATTTCCAGAGCACGTCAGGCAGGAAACAATGTATCTCCGGCAACCGGAAAAGATTACTATGATTTAATTCTGGGTGAGAATGGTGTTTTTGCAAAGGTCGAGGATGACGGCTACGGTGTAACTGGCGCACTAGCACCAATGAACTTTAAGTCTAAGCTGCGTGGTCTTCGTGATACAACTGGACAGCCGATCTTCAAGAGCAACATGCAGGATGTGGCAAGATATTCACTGGACGGAGCACCGATTACTTTTCCTGAGAATGGAGCATTTTATGCCAACATTGCGCAGCTGGTTGTTGGCGACTTTAGTCAGGCAGTATATGCAATTCGGCAGGATATTACAGTAAAGATTCTGGATCAGGGCGTTATTCAGGATCCAGACACGAAAGAGATCATCTATAATCTGGCACAGCAGGATATGACTGCACTGCGTATTGTATTCCGCATGGGTTGGGCGCTTCCAAATCCGGCAACTCGTTTAAATGAGGACCGTACTGGTTGTGCATTTGCTTATCTGGAGCCGGGAACACCGACACCAACTCAGAAAGTTACCTTCACAGTAACCGATGGAGATGCGGAAAGCCCGAAGCCACGTAAGGGAGCTCGTATCAATGTAGAGGGAGCAATCCTCACAACTGATGATAATGGTAAGGCAGAGTTCAATCTGCGTCCAGGTACTTACACAGCGAAGATCTCTCTGAAGGGATGCGTATCGGTAACAGAAACTGTTGTTGTAGACGCAGCTGCTGTCGATAAGGCGATTACACTTGCAACACAGTCCTGATCAGGAGGAAATTATGTACGCAGATTATGAATTTTACACATCTGGATACCTGCTGGGGAAATCCCCAGTAGTACCAGAGGAATCTTTTTTGTACTGGGAACGCGAGGCAAGAGCGCAGATTGATTTGTACACCTTTGGAAGAGTCAAGGTTATGCCAGAGCCACCGGAAGAGGTAAAATTGTGTACCTGTGCGGTGGCAGAGGTGCTGTATAAGGCAGACAAGGCTAAGGCCGAGCAGCAGGAAAGCGGTCTGGCAGGTCCATTAGCATCCTGGTCAAATGATGGTCAGAGTGGAACGGTAGATCTGTCATCCAGTACGGTGACTGAAACAGGCAAAATGAAGGAAGTGCGGCGCCTGATCGCGCAGTACCTCTGTAACACAGGATTGATGTACAGGGGGCTAAAATGAATCCGAACTACTGTGATACGGTCACGATTTATAATCGTCTCAAAGCAGCCGACTCTCCAGATAAAAAGGAACACTGGCAGAAAACAGTGTTGGAGCGATGCAGCTATAACAGTGCGATGATCCGCTCAGCTGGTGCAAATCAACAGACCTTCTTGCAGATGGATCTTCGGCCGGAATACACTGTTCGAATTCCAAAGAATCCATCTTACCGACCGTATCACGAGTGGAAACAGGATCAGAATGGTTTCACGTTATCAGCAGGAGATCTTGTGGTAAAGGGGATTTGTCCAGAAGAGATCGATCCGGCAACAAATAATATCACAAAGGTGCTTCGCCAGTATGCGCCAGATGCCTTTATTATCAGCAAGACCGTGGATAACACAAAACATCTTGTGGATAAGCATTATCGTGTAGGAGGCTGATGAAATGAAATTTTCGTTCGACTGGACAAAATCAAAAAGACAGATTGCAGAGGATGCAAGTGGCTGCCATGATCGTGGCAACCTTCTTTTTTTAGCAAGTGAGGCCGAACGCTTGATGATTCCATATATTCCAGCAAGGCACCTGCTTCTTACCCAGAACGTTAGTGTCTACACAAAGAATGATCACGGGGTTGTAGAGTACAATTCTCCATACGCTCATTATCAGTACGAGGGAAAGTTATACGTTGATCCGACAACAAAGAAAGGTGCATTTACAAATGGCGAAGGTCTTTACTGGTCTCGACCAGGAATCGCAAAGGTTCCCACTGGCAGAGGATTAAAATACAGTTCATTTCCGCATCCAAAAGCGACATCACATTGGGACAAGGCAATGATGGTGGAACGTAAAGACGCATTGGCGCGTGCATATGAAAATTATATAAAGTCAGGAGGATGAGATGGATAAGCATCAAGCAATGGTCGAGTTCTTCCGACCAAAGATCGAAGAGCTTTCAACTGAGATGAATTTTAACTTCTCAGGAGAAACACCAGATTCAGTTGCATTTCTGACGGACTATGCCGATCAGATTAAGAAGCGCTACATTCGTTGTGGAGCTGTAAAGGAATATGGTTTCACGATCATTGTGACAAAATCTTACAGTCCATATGGCGATGATGTGAACTTGCAGGCAATGACCTTTGCGCAAGGTCTGATTGACTGGGTAGAGGAGAAGAATCGCAAGAAAGAATATCCAGAGTTTCCAGAAAACTGTAGAGTGCGGAAAATGGAAGTCTTGCAGAACATGCCAAATCTGGCCGGAGTAAATATGGAGCAATTAACAGCGCGGTACATGTTCCAGTGCCGCGTCACCTACTATGAAAGTGAGGTTAGAAAATGAAATTATCAGAATTGATGGAAGGTATTACACCGGATCCAAAGTATAGCGGAGATGTCACAGCAGATGACATGGTGTTTGCAATTGATTTGAAGCCGACAGGAGAATCTACAACTAAGGTGTCAGAATATGCGGTTTTGCAGATGAACATTGCCGGATTAGATGCCAATTTAAATCCGGTAACATCAGAAAAAACTTATATTCGTGCTGGTAAGTCCACTCAGAAGACAGGAACACAGAGAACTTTCAAGGTTACTGGAGACCGTTATGTTGGTGATGAGGCACAGGACTATTGCTTAAGCAATGCGATCAAGTATGGCACAGGTCACAAGGTTGTAACCAACTACGTATACTTTAACCTTTTGACTGGCCTCGGTGAGAAGGGTCAGGTTACTATTATTGTTAATAACGATGGTTCCGGAAACAGTGGAGATTCAGCAGGCATTGATATTGAGTTTCGTAAGATCGGCGATCAGCCAAAAGAATATACCTGGTCAGCAGGAGAGTAA